GAAGCCTAAAAAGGAAGAAGCAGATCCGGAAAAAACTGAGAAAAAGTCGACTTAGTTTTCAATGGTCGAACACTTGGTGTTCACAGCTTAATGGGCTTCAGTTAGTACTTTTTGAGCAGAAGCGCTGTCTGATAGATCTCAACACTAGCGAAAGCTTTTTCTGCCTTGCCGCCTGCTTCGTCATCGGCCGATGGCATCCATCGTCCATATACCCTCGCAATCATAGTCCAGTCAGTGTGCCCCATCTGTTTGGCCACCCACATCGGATGCTCTCCGGCTGAGAGCATCATCGAAGCGTAGGTATGCCTGGTCTGATATGGCCTTCGATATCTGACGCCAGCCTTCTTCATCGCCGGCACCCACATCGTTTTTCGGATCGGCCCATCGCCAGTCCAGCGCTCAAGCGTGCGTGGATTCTGGAAGACTTCGGCGTCAGCCAAAAAGGTATGTGCCTTTTGCGCCTTCAATGCCTCCAATGCCGGCCGGAGCAGCTTCACGCTCCTGCGCCCGGCGGCAGTCTTCGTGGTCTCTGCCTTACCCTTGCCGGCCTGAGTCATCGCCCGGCTCACCATGATCTCTTCGCGCAGCCAATCGATATCGCCCCAGTCCAGAGCCACCAGCTCACTGGTTCGAAGGCCGGTCCATAGTGCGAACTGCATCATGTTGCGCGCCTGTCCGGATACCAGTTCAGTTGCTGGAACAGGAATGATCCGAACTATGCCTACCTCAGTGGCGCCAAGCAGATTCCGTTCCGGGAGCTTGCCGAGGCGCAGATCGTGGCCGACCAGGTGATGACGGGCTCGGTACCGGACCCCACGGGGGGCGCAACGCATTACTACGCGACGACCATGGCGAAGCCTCCGGCCTGGGCGGCGAAAGCCAAGCAGACATTGCGCCTCGGGCGTCACGTCTTCTTCAGGGATGTGCCATGAGGGTGGCTGTGCAGAACCTGCTCGGCCTGCTGGTGGCGCTGCTGAGCGCCTTCGGGGCGGCCTGGCAGGTGCAGGACTGGCGTTATACAAGCGTGCTCGAGCGCCAGGCAGCGCTGCACGCAGAGGCGGCGAATCAACTGTCCCAGGCCGCATTACGACAACAGCAGGTCGAGCAGGGCAAGCGCCAGGCCCTGGAACATCAACTGAATGCCCAAGATCAACAACACACCCGAGAGCTTTCCGATGCCCAACGTGACCAGGCCCGCCTGCGCGACCGCCTTGCTACTGCTGATGTACGGTTGTCAGTCCTTCTCGACGCCACAGATTCAGCCCGTGATTGCCGAGTGCCTACCGCCCCCGACTCCGTCGGCGTGGTTCATGCAACCCGTCGAGCCCAACTTGACCCAGCGCATGCTCAACGAATTATCGCCATCACCGACGAAGGCGACCGGGGACTGATCGCGCTGCAGGCCTGCCAGGCGTATGTCAGGGCGCTAACGCATTGACCTACATTCGAGGGCGAAAAAATTAGCATGGCTGGTTCGGCAGATCGCCGGAAGAGGCTGGACAAGGTTCGAGTGGTCACGTTCGCGTCCATGACCACCCTAGCTTTACACCCTGTTTAAAACAGCAGCAGCAATTAACCCCAGCACAACAGCGATTACCGGGGCGACACCAGAAGCGCAAAGCACTCCGACGAAGCTGCCTAACGCCGTGAGGCGAAGGTGTAAAGCTGCTGAACCAGCCTGTTCAGAAATGCGCATGGCAATCCTCCCTAGCTGTTCTCCCGGTCTCATATTGCAGTTGGCAAGGAGGTTCAGACTATCTCTGCCTATTTCCTTTTTCCGCTCGCACGGTGTTTCCAGGAGGTCGGTGGCAGCTACCCAACTGGTCGGATGCACAGCGACCTGAAATGGTCGTGTGGCTGATGTCCAGAGAGGCGAAAAAACTACCATAGATTTTTCATGGTGTCATTTTGCCGCGCAGAAGAAATTAGGGCACCCTAACCGTCACCCAGTGCCGGAGGCAGATCGTGACTATAGGGACATGCAAGCTGACATTGAAATCCGGGAAGTTTGTGAAATCACACATGATTCCCCAAGCGTTCTCCGCCCCGAGTAATGGGTGCTATTTTATCGATGGAGCGCCCGGAGGTCGGCCAACCAGGAGGCCGACCAGTTGGTATGACCGTGAACTGGTCACTCGCGCAGGGGAAGATATTCTCGCCGACTTGGACAGCTTTGCTGCGACCGAGCTCCGCAAAGCGCGCTTAGTTTGGAGTGGGTGGGGAGAAGAAGCGGAAATCAAGGATAATATAATTCCGTATCCGGGAACCGAGCAACTAGTCCGCTTGGTTCCTGGTTTGGAAGTCCTGAAGTTACGAGTGTTTTTTCTAAGTTTGCTTTGGAGGGATGCAGCCTCTGACATGCCGCAATACGCAGATATTGAACTGCAGTATTCTGAGTTGGAGAAGCTTAGGTTGATGGTTTTAAATATGAATCCTTTTCCTTTGAGTTTTTTTCCAGTACACCTGACTCAGATGGTTACCCGCGGGGCGCGGCACAATCTAGGGCCGCTAAAAATGTCGACTCCCTTAGATGCTGGCGCAGGTAATGGACCATTAATGCTAAATAGCTACCGATTTTATTTTGATGGCTTGGTAGCAAATATACATACGAATGTCTCGGAAAAAAGGTATTCAGAAGCTGCTGGAATTTATGTAGGTGACGATTCCGTTGTAATTGCTAATTGCGTTAATTTTGAAGATTCTTTTCAAGCGTCTAACATGATTGAGCACGGACGCGAGGCCTTTATGAATCACCCGTCCATAATGTTCAAACTCATAAGGTAATCTCGTACCACTTTTTGTACCATTCCTGCGTTTTTTAGGGGATTTCAGGGGGGGGCGATGCCCCCTGAAGCCCTTTAAAACCCCCAGACCAAAAAGCCAGCTTCTAGCTTTCCCTGGTATGACGCAGGAATATTTCCTGCGCATCTGGTAGCGTCAGACTGCAAACCTAACCAAGCGGGAGTACGGGATGTCAATCAAAGTAACGGCACCACTCGTTAACGGCGATTTGTGGGATACGCTCGGCGAGAGTGCGTCAGGCGAGGACGTTGTAGAACTGATATGCGGTGATGATCTGCGACCGCCTCCCACGAGCGTGGTCATTACGGTGACTACCGAATCGGGTAAGCGGGTGGAGGTGCGGATTCCGAACTCTGACACAAGCACCGCCATCGTGAGGATTGACGGCAAAACCGTGTAAAAAAGGGGCTGATATCTGTCTAAAACTAACCCCGCCTACCGCGAATTCACTGACCTAAAACGCGCCTAAATTACGGTATGGTTTTAGACAGTGAAATGCTGAAAGCCACGTATCACGTGGCTTATGCACTGTTCCAGCCCATACTGCTGCATTATCGGATTTGCGAGATCAATTATTTGCCGACAAAAATAGACAAGCCGAAAGCGTGAAACTTCCCATTCCGATGATAAAGGCCACAAATCCGAGTAATCCCGGCGCCCATATCCAAAGATCCCAGTGCGGGGACATCGGTTTTTCCTCGCTATCTACCTTGTGCAAGGCCGCTTCGATGATGCCGCCTTGAATCTCGCCAAAAAAATAATCCCGCGCTAGCATCAATAGCAAAACGGTGCCGAACAAAACGATGGCGATTGACAGTGTCGCCCAGGCAAATTGGATCGGCAACACAGCCTGCAGAGGTATGTTTACCTTTGCCGAGAAAAAATTTGCGCATACCGCAAGCGCACCCCCGCTCGTTAAGAGCAACATTTTTACCAGATCTTGAGCCCTCCCAACGGTAGCTTGCTGGGACTCGTTGTGTTTCTGAATGAGCTCGTTGAGCTCTGCCGAGTATTCCGGTTTACCGTCAGAAGCTGATTCGTGTTGCTCTGCCATTTTCGGATCCATGCGGTGATGTATACGGCCGACGTTAAGGCTGTCATTAAGCTGGCATAACCGAGCCAAAACCACCCATTCAGGCACAAAAAAGGCACTTGCGATAAACGCTAAGTGCCTGATTTGTATATCTTATTTGGTGGAGCCGGGGGGATTTGAACCCCCGTCCGCCAGTACTCCGCTGTCG